TCAATTAGTATTAATAACAGTGATCGGCGCATACTTCGGTGGTAGATCACTAGAAAAAGTAAAAAAATAAAATGGGATTAAATTCAACAGCAACCGCTTGGAACTTCGGACAGTTAGGCAGCGGATTCAGCGACGAAGCTGCAGAGGTAACACCTCCAACTGGTAAGAAAATAGTAGCTATAACGTTTTTAGAAGCGACGGTGCTTTCTACTCTCGTTGCTTCAACAGACACCCCTGACACTGCTTTCTTTAGTCACACAACTGCTGTGGCAAATAATGGAGGTGGCGCGGCTGAATCAGATGCCGCAACAAGCTTTCCTGCAGGATTAACTATATACGGTAGATGGGATAGTTTTACTCCTCCAACTTCAACAGCAGGTGGGGTAATCTTTTACTTCGGATACTAATGCCTCTGGGTAACGCTAACACTTCCGCCCAATCTAGGGGTAAAAATAAACCTGTAATAGTAAAATTTCATAAAGAGCACGTCCTAGGAAAAGCATTTACAGGTTATCCTTCTTCTCTAAATGTAGGTGTAGCTAATGCGTGTGCTCTTAAGGCACCTAGTATGGTTACTTATTACCATAACGGTAGCGGTACAGTTCCAGTAGTTGGTGACACTATATATTCGAAACCTCATGCTAATAAACGTTATATATTGAGTGGAGGGAACTATCAGATATTAGACAATAAAACACGCAAATCAATAACAGTAAACAAGCAAGGTGCAGTAACAGCTACGGCTACTTGCTAATAACAATTTTTAATTTAATACAATTTAATTATGGGAAAAAAGAAAAAAGAAGAGGTCGTAGACCTAAAGCCAGAGAAGATCTCTGAAGAACAATTGCAGAAGATTCAGCAACTAGTAAATATACTAAATACTGGCCAGATGGAACTTGGTATGCTAGAAACAAAAAAGCATAGAATGCTACATGAAATTGCTGCTTTACAAGATCAACTCAACGGTGTTCAAAAAGAACTTGAAGAGCAATATGGTACATTTGACGTCAATGTTCAAGACGGTACCATAAATTACAAAGAAGATGAACCATCTGATTCGTAAAATCACGATAGGTAAAGACTACAAGAATGACGCTATGCACTATGCCGTTGGGCAAGAAGTGTATGGTGGTCATACTATTTGCGATATATTAGAAGAGGAAGATAAATACTCGATCTATATTAGCAAAGAAGAGGCGGTTATACCTTGGAAAGATTTTAATAAAAACATGGCTATATCCGTTGAATATAACCTAGAGTATTAATGCAATCGGTGTACAACTATGTTGTTGCACCGTTAGGCGGAAGATACAACAATAAGAAAAAGGTAGAAGATAAAGAGCTTATATTAAATACCGAGGTTTTTAATCATCAGTATGTGAATAGAGAGGCTAAAGTGATATCGATACCTAAGATTGGTGAATCTGAAATACAAGTTAACGATACTGTTACATTGCATCACAACGTGTTTAGAAGGTGGCATGATGTGAAGGGTAGAGAGAGAAATAGTAGATCTTTCCTTGAAGAAGGTAAATATCTAGTGACGCAAGATCAGATATATCTATACAGACGAGATAGCGATTGGATTTGTCCTAAAGGATATTGTTTTGTTCAACCTATAAAAAGTAACGATATATTAAACCCAGATAGCGAAAGACCGCTAATAGGTGTTGTAAAGTATTCAGACGGAACTGTAAAAGAAGGTGAGCTAGTTGGATTTAGACCTAATAGTAAGTTTGAATTTATAATAGACGGTAAGAGACTATACAGGGTTCTTTCTAATTTTATTACAATTAAATATGAATATCAAGGAGACGAAGAAGAATATAATCCAAGCTGGGCACAGAGCGGTTGAGGAATTAATCAAGGTAGCTAAAGAGGCTATTGTTGATTCGGATGATGATATATCAGCTGATAGACTCAAGAATGCCGCTGCTACAAAAAAGCTTGCGATCTTCGACGCCTTCGAGATATTAAACAGAATCCAAGAAGAAGAAAATCTTTTAGAAGGCAAAGAACCTGAAGAAAAGAAAGAAAGAGTATTTAAGGGTTTTGCTGAGGGTAGATCTAAGTAATGTACGAGCAGGCTTTATATAAGATAATAGAACCTATAAAGAAAACCACTCTTACCAGGTTAAACAGGGGTAGGAAATGGAAGTATGGTTATAATAAAGAGCATGATTTAGTTGTTCTTTCGCGTAATGGAGTTATAGGTGATATATATGATATACAAGGTTTTAAGATAGCTTTGCCCAAAGCACCTAAAAACATATTTAAGCACGAGAAAAATAAATGGGTTCAAGCCGAGTATCCAAAAGAACTTAAGCGTATTAAAAATATATTCGACTGGAGAGACTATCCAGAAGAACAAAAAGAGAAGTGGTACGACTATATTGACGAGGAGTTTAGGCGAAGAGAAGAAGGATTCTGGTTTATGAACAATGGAGTGCCAACTTGGATTACAGGTACACATTATATGTACTTGCAATGGAGCAAGATTGACGTTGGAGCTCCAGACTTTAGAGAGGCGAACAGGCTATTCTTTATATTTTGGGAAGCCTGCAAAGCTGATAAGAGATGCTATGGAATGTGCTACCTTAAGAACCGTCGTTCAGGTTTCTCGTTTATGTCATCAGCTGAAACAGTTAACTTAGCCACTATATCGAGTGATAGTAGATATGGGATACTTTCTAAGTCTGGTTCCGACGCAAAGAAGATGTTTACAGATAAGGTTGTACCTATATCAATAAATTACCCTTTCTTCTTCAAGCCTATACAAGATGGTATGGATCGTCCAAAATCTGAACTTGCGTATAGAGTTCCAGCTAGTAAGTTTACTCGTAAGAAAATACAAACTAACGAACAACTTGAGGAGATAGTAGGTCTTGACACAACGATAGACTGGAAGAACACAGGTGATAATAGCTATGACGGTGAGAAGTTGAATTTACTAGTACATGATGAGAGTGGTAAGTGGGAGAGGCCAGATAACATATTAAATAACTGGCGAGTTACTAAAACCTGTCTAAGGTTAGGTAGTAGAATCGTTGGTAAGTGCATGATGGGTTCAACTAGCAATGCTCTTGACAAAGGTGGCGATAACTTTAAAAAACTATTCTATGATTCTGACGTATCCCGACGAAATGCTAATGGACAAACGAAGTCTGGCTTGTATTCTCTCTTTATCCCAATGGAATGGAACTATGAAGGATTTATTGACGAATACGGACTTCCAGTATTTGATAATCCAGGTGATGGAGAACGACTGGGACCAGACGGTGAATTAATAGATGTAGGTGTAATAACCCATTGGGAAAATGAAGCTGAAGGATTAAAAGATGACCAAGATGCATTAAATGAATTCTATCGTCAATTTCCTAGAACTGAAGAACACGCGTTCAGGGACGAGACTAAAAACAGTATATTTAATTTAATTAAGATATATGAGCAAATAGATTATAACGAAGGTAGTAGACATAATGCGCCTTTTACTATAGGAAGTTTTGGTTGGGTTAATGGAATTAAAGACACGAAAGTAGTATTTAATCCAGATCCTACTGGTAGATTTAAGGTAAGTTGGGTTCCTCCGAATCACTTGCAAAATAAACAATTCACAAAAAATGGAATTAAACACCCGGGTAACGAACACGTTGGGGCCTTTGGATGTGATAGTTACGACATTAGTGGTACTGTTGACGGTCGCGGTTCGAAAGGAGCTTTACACGGACTAACAAAATTTTCTATGGAAGACGCGCCTCCAAGCACGTTCTTTTTAGAATACATAGCAAGACCACAAACTGCCGAGATGTTTTTTGAGGATGTGTTAATGGCGTTGGTGTTTTATGGTATGCCGCTACTTGCGGAGAATAATAAACCTAGATTGTTGTATTATTTACGACGTCGAGGTTATAGGGGATATAGCATGAACAGGCCAGACAAAACCTGGAACAAGTTATCAACCTCTGAAAAGGAAGTAGGTGGAATACCAAACTCCAGCGAAGACATTAAACAAGCTCATGCTGCAGCAATTGAAATGTATATACAAAACTACGTGGGTCATTTAGGTGACGGTAGTTACGGTACAGTATATTTTAATGAGTTGCTTAACGATTGGGCTAAATTTGATATAAATAAAAGAACTAAACACGATGCTTCTATAAGCTCAGGTTTAGCTATCATGGCTTGCAATAGACACTTATACGCGCCTAACGCCAAAGTCGAAAGAAAACCAGTAAACCTAACAATCTCGAGATATGATAACAAGGGTATGAATTCCCAAATAATAAATAAGAAATATGGCTGAGTCAGTACATGTTAATTTTCCTAGGCAAGATGTCGGTGATGACGAAAAAAACTCTATTGAGTATGGTGAGAAGATAGCGAGAGCTATCCATACAGAATGGTTTAGTAGAGAAACGAGTGGCGCTAGATATCTTACCAATATAAACAACTTCCATAAGCTTAGATTATACGCTCGTGGAGAACAGTCTATACAGAAGTATAAAGATGAATTATCAATTAACGGTGATTTATCTTATCTTAATTTAGATTGGACACCAGTGCCAATAATACCAAAGTTCGTAGACATTGTAGTTAATGGTATATCTGAAAGACTATATGACGTAAAGGCGCACTCGCAGTCACCTAATGGCGTTGAAGAAAGAACGCAGTATATGAAAGATATACTTAGCGATATGGAGATGAAGCAGTATAACCAACAGGTTATGCAGGAGTTTGGTATGGACACTACGGCGAGTGACGAAAAAGAATTACCTGAGACTACTGAAGAGCTTGAGATACATATGCAGCTTACTTATAAGCAAAGTATAGAGTTAGCAGAAGAGCAAGCGATCACTACTATATTAAAAGGAAATAGCTACGATTTAACTCAAAAGAGATTGTATTATGATATAGCTACTATAGGCATTGGTGCTACTAAAACAGAGTTTAATAAGAGCGAGGGCGCGGTTGTTTCTTACGTAGATCCAGCAAATCTAGTTTATTCTCACACTGATTCGCCGCACTTTGAAGATGTATATTATGTTGGGGAAGTAAAGTCTTTACCAATAAATGAGCTAATAAGAGAGTTCCCTGATTTATCACAAGCAGATATCGAAGAAATCATTAGTAAAAACAACGATATCGATACCTATAGTAATAGATCTCGTAACCGACATAGAGATAAAAACATAATCAATATTCTTTACTTCAACTATAAAACATATAATAACGAAGTATACAAGGTAAAGAAAACAAGTAGCGGTGGAGATAAGGCAATAAAGAAAACTGATAGATTTAACCCACCTAAAGAAAAGAATGGAGATTACGCAAGAACAGCTAAGAAGTTAGAGGTTTTGTATGATGGCGTGTATGTACTGGGTTGTGGTAAGATATTAAAATGGGAGTTAGCTAAAAACATGATACGCTCAAAGAGCGATTTCAATAAAGTCAAAATGAACTACAGTATCGTTGCTCCTAGAGTTTACGATGGTAGGATTGAAAGTCTAGTTGGTAGAATCACTGGTTTTGCAGATATGATTCAGCTAACCCACTTAAAGTTACAGCAAGTCATGGCTAAGATGGTACCAGATGGTGTTTATCTCGATGCTGATGGTCTTGCTGAAGTTGATTTAGGTAACGGCACAAACTACAATCCGCAGGAAGCGCTTAATATGTTCTTCCAAACTGGTTCGGTTATAGGTAGAAGTTTTACATCAGAAGGCGATATGAATCCTGGTAAAGTGCCTATTCAAGAGATACAATCAAGTGCTAAAGGTGCTAAACTACAGTCATTAATACAGACTTACAATTATTACTTGCAAATGATCCGTGACGTAACGGGGTTAAATGAAGCTCGTGATGGTAGTATGCCAGATAAGAACGCTTTGGTAGGTGTTCAAAAGCTAGCGGCCGCTAATTCTAATACAGCTACTAGGCATATACTTCAAGCCGGATTGTTTTTAACTGCCGAGACAGCTGAAAAATTATCGTTAAGAATATCTGATATTTTAGAATATTCTCCTACAAAAGATGCTTTCATACAGGCTATAGGCGCTAGTAATGTTGCTACGTTAGATGAGATAAAAGAGTTATACTTATACGACTTCGGGATATTTATAGAACTTGAACCTGATGAGGAGGAGAGACAAATGCTAGAGAACAATATACAAATGGCTATTCAACAGCAAAATATTGATCTTGAAGACGCTATAGATTTACGTGAAATAAAAAGCGTGAGATTAGCTAACCAGCTATTGAAGATTCGTAGAAAACGAAAAATGGAAAGAGACCGTCAAGTGCAGATGGAGAATATCCAAGCTCAAACTCAATCTAACGCTCAAGCAGCTCAACAAGCCGCTCAAGTGGAGTTGCAGAAAAATCAAGCTGTTACTCAATCGCAAATTCAATTAGAGCAAACTAAAGCTCAACTTGAAAGTAAAAGAATGGAACAAGAGATGATGGCTAAAAAAGAATTAATGGCTTTGGAGTTTGAGTACAACATGAAACTACGTGGTGCAGACTCTCAAAATCTCCAACAGCGAGAAACCTCAAGAGAAGACCGTAAGGATGAGAGAACAAAAATACAAGCTTCGCAACAAAGCGAAATGATCGAACAAAGAAAAGGTAATGCGCCTGCTAAATCCTTTGAATCTGCAGGTAATGATACTATGGGAGAAGGCTTTAGTTTAGAAGCTTTTGGCCCTAAATAATAACTTATATTTTATATTATGGAAAACAATCAAACAGACCTCGAAGAGGTAATCAACGAAGTTGAAAATGAAACACCACAAGTAAAAGAGGTTGCTGAAGAGCAATCTGAACTTGATTTAGAAAAATTCGATAGTAAAGACGACGATGACGTCTTTAAAGTAGATTTATCAAAACCACCAAATAATGAAACTGAAGAAAGTGACGCTGACGACACAGGAGTGGTTGGAGGCGATGAAGACACCGCAACCACACAAAGTGAAGACGAAGTACAACCGGAAGGAGAAGTACAAGAAGAAGTACCAGTACTAGAGGAAATCACTGACGAAGAGACTATAACTGAAGAAGAGGTTGTAGAAGCTTTGGAGGAATCGGAGCAAACTGGGAAACCAATACCAGAGAATATCCAGAAGTTAATGGACTTTATGGAGGAGACTGGCGGTGATTTAGAAGATTACATAAAACTAAACCGTGACACTAGCGGCTTAAACGACACTGAAGTGTTACGTGAATATTACACAAGAACTAAACCTCATTTAGATTTAGACGAAATCGATTTTCTTATTGATGATCGTTTTTCATATGATGAAGATCTAGATGAAGACAGAGATATTAAAAGAAAAACATTGGACCTCAAAGAGCAAGTTGCAGAGGCCAAGACCTACTTAGACGGGCAAAAGTCTAAATACTACGAAGATATCAAAGCCGGAAGCAAGCTCACAACTGAGCAGCAGAAAGCTATAGATTTCTTCAATCGATACAACAAAGAGTCAGAGCAAGCACAACGAGTGACGACTCGTCAGAAAAACGTTTTTGACAAACAAACAGAACAACTATTTAACGACAAGTTCAAAGGTTTTGAATACAACGTCGGAGATAAAAGGTTTAGGTTTAATGTTAAGGACACGAGCCAAGTTAAAGAAACTCAAGGTGACATCAATAATTTTGTGAGAAAGTTTCTCAATGAAGATAACACGATGAAGGACGCTAAGGGTTACCATAAAGGTTTATACACGGCTATGAATGCTGACGCTGTTGCTCAACACTTTTACGAACAAGGCCGAGCAGATGCTTTAAAGCAAAGTGCTAAAGAGTCGAAGAATATTGATATGGACCCAAGAAGTTCACATAAAGAAACGACTGTTGGTGGTGTTAAAGTTAGAGTGTTAGGTGACGATACTGATTCTTTTAAGTTCAAAATTAAAGGAAAAAAATAACATTTAAAAACAATTAAAAAATGGCAATTGGAAGTTACACTCCTGCCGGTAAGGACTTTACTCAAAGAGTCCTAGGACAGGAAAATTACTTAGACATCCAAACAAATGGATGGGCACAGCAATACTTGCCTGACTTGGTTGAAAAAGAAGCTGAGGTTTTCGGAAAGAGAACTATCTCAGGTTTTTTATCTCAAGTTAGTGCTGAGGAAGCTATGTCAGCTGATCAGGTTATCTGGTCAGAACAAGGTAGGTTACACCTAGCTTACGAGGGAACAATAACATCAGCGGCAGCAAGTACTGTAGAAATCGCTAAAACCATGGATGGAGTAGCTCAAACTGCTGACCACGGTATTAACGTTGGCGACATGGTCTTAGTTGCAGGTGGTGGACAAACTATCACAGCACGTGTGAGCTCTGCTCCTGATGCAGACGCTAGTGTAATTCTATTACCTTATGGGTATGCTCACATGTCTGACGCAGGTTTCGTTGATGGTGATGATACTATTAAGATATTAGTATTCGGTTCTGAGTATGCAAAAGGAACAGTTAACAAGACTCGTTCTAACAAACCCGTGTTCAACGTGTATGATAATAAGCCTATTATCATTAAGGACATGTTTGAAGTTTCTGGATCTGACGCAGCGCAAATTGGCTGGGTTGAGGTTTCTGGTGAAGAAGGACAAAACGGTTACTACTGGTACTTAAAAGCTGCTGGTGATACTCGTGCTCGTTTCACTGATTACTTAGAAATGGTATGTGTTGAAGCTGAGAAGAACGTAGCTGCTTCAAATATCGCTCTTAATGCTGGCGCTGCTGTTGATGCAGATGATCAGTGTGGTACTGAGGGTTTATTTAAAGCTATCACGTCTCGTGGTCACACGTCTTCTGGTGTTAGTGGTGTTAACGCTGCTACTGACTTAGCTGAGTTTGACGCTATGTTAGCTGCATTCGATGAGAACGGTGCTATTGAGGAGAATATGATGTTTGTTAATCGCGCAACAGCTCTTGCTATCGACGATATGCTTGCATCTATGAATTCTTACGGTGCTGGTGGTACTTCTTACGGAGTATTCGACAACTCTGAAGCAATGGCGCTTAACTTAGGATTCTCAGGATTCCGTCGTGGATCTTACGATTTCTACAAGTCTGACTGGAAGTACTTAAACGACAAGCAAACAAGAGGTGGTATTAACGCCGCTGCGACTGGTGGAGAAGCTATTCGCGGTGTTGTTGTTCCAGCTGGAGTTTCTTCAGTATACGACCAATCACTAGGCAGAAACATGAAGCGTCCGTTCTTACACGTTCGCTACCGTGCGTCTAACCTAGAGAGCAGAAAGTTTAAGACATGGGTTACAGGTTCTGTTGGAGCTGTTACTTCTGACTTAGACGCGATGACTATGAATTTCTTATCTGAGAGATGTATGGTTACTCAAGGGGCAAACAACTTCTGTCTGCTTAACTAAGATTATATTTAGCGAAACTACCTCACCTTCGGGTGGGGTAGTTTTATATTAACTTTTATTATATTATATTATGGCAAAAAAGAAAACACAAGAGGTTGTAGAAGAACCTCAAATTGAAGAAACAGTTGTAGTTGAAGCTCCGAAACCGGAACCTAAACCAGAACCAATTGTGGTAGAAAAAGCTCCTAAAAAGGATGCTTGGGAAATAAAAGATAGATTCTATCTCCTAAAAGGCAATGATAGACCTTTAACAAAATTAATTAGAGGTTGTAACATACATTGGTTTGACGAGGAAAAGGGATATGAGCGCGAACTTAAATACTGTTCTAATCAAAGGACGCCTTTTGTAGACGAGATGCATGGGGAGCAAAGATTAGAGCATATTATTTTTAGAAACGGCGTTTTAAATGTTCCAAGAAACAAAACTGTTTTACAGAAATTCTTGTCTTTACATCCAGATAGCGAAAAAACATTTTATGAGCATAAACCTACTGTTGTTGCTGCTAGTGAAATTGAAATACTAGAAATGGAGATCAAAGCTCTTACAGCTGCTCAGAATCTAGATATTGATATGGTTGAAGCAGTGATGCGAGTAGAAATTGGTTCTGCAGTTAATAAGATGAGTTCTAAGGAACTTAAACGTGATTTACTACTATATGCTAAGAGAAATCCTAATTTGTTCTTAGAATTAGTTAATGACGATAACGTACAGCTTAGAAACTTTGGTATCAAAGCTACAGAAATGGGGGTTATTAAATTATCCTCTGATCAAAGAACATTTATGTGGGGATCTAATGATAGAAAACTAATGACTGTTCCTTTTGATGAACATCCATACTCAGCTTTAGCCGCTTGGTTTAAGACTGATGAAGGAATGGAGATCTACTCCAATATAGAAAAACGATTAAAATAATAATCACTTAGTTGGGTGGCCACCCTTCGGGGTGGTCACTAAACTATAAAAAACGAATTATGGCAGTACTAAGTGTAGATAGAGTATATCAAACAGTTTTGGCATTAGCCAACAAAGAACAAAGAGGTTATGTAACTCCGCAAGAGTTTAACTTATTCGCCAATCAGGCTCAAAACGAAATATTTGAGCAATATTTTTACGACCTCAATCAATTTTTAAGGGCGCCAGTAGGTAATAAAACAACTTCTTCAGATTTACGTGATATTATTGAAGAGAAAATAGCTTTATTTCGTGTAACTAATCAAACGATTGGTACTAATGCGCTTCCTAGTAATGTTCATAAACTAGAAGGTTTGAGCGCACGATTTGGCAACGATGCTGGAGCGGTGTATTATCCCGCTGAAGAAGTTAGTAAAAAGGAATATGACGCATATGAGCAGACGGCACTAACAAGACCTTCATTTAAAAGACCGATATTCTATAGATACAACAATAACTTTGCTATATCTCCGCCTGATGTATGGGGTGCTTTTCGAATCGACTATATACAAAAGCCGATGCCACCTAAGTGGACATACGTTGTCGTAAATCAGGAGGCATTATGGAATCCTTCAGCCGCAGATAAACGGGACTTTGAACTACACTCATCTGAAGAGAAAAATCTTGTAATAAAGATATTGCAATATGCTGGTGTTACTTTACAAGATTATAACATAACTCAATTAGCTGGTCAAAAAGAAGCGGGAATTATTCAACAAGAAAAATCATAACAAATGGGTTTATTAGACGGAACCACGCATAAAGAATATTATCAAGGTAATAATTTCGGTAACTACCAATTTGTATCTTTAGACGATATAATTAGTCAATTCCAAGTAATGTATGTTGGAGAAGATAAAATAATCCCTAAAATTAAGCGAGCAGATGTCGCGTTCCATGCTCAACGGGCTTTGGCTGAATTATCATTCGACACCTTTAAGTCGTTTAAGTCTCAAGAAATAGAAATACCACCAAGTCTCACGATGGTGTTACCTCACGACTACGTGAATTACACTAAACTATCTAGCGTTGATGCTGCTGGAATAAAGCACGTCTTGTACCCAACCAAGCACACGTCAAATCCATTTGAAATAAAACAAAAAGATACAGGTGAATACGACTTTCCCACCGGTGAAACAACGGTAATGAATGCTGACTTTTCTCAAAATTTAGACTACTACCAAAAATCACCAGGTTTTATTAAGGTAATAGACGGCGTTTTAAAGTTTAATCATAAAGTTTTAAACTCTCCAGGAGGCATTCCTTTTGGCGATTCTTCAGCTGTTTGGCAAGAAATTGACGTATCACAAGTTAACTACGTTGACATATCCGCTGATGGCGTAGCTGCTGCAGCAGCTCCTGGTGGAGTACTTAGATTTGGTTTAAGTACTAACCAAGGTGATATGTACACTCACCCAAATATTCTAACAGATAATTTAGGTAATAATATACCAGCTTCACTTAATGCTTCGGAAGATATATTTGATATTGAAGGCGCGATGTTAACTTGGGACTCTACATCTAGTACTCAAGAAGCTTTGAATATAAATGTATCAGCTTACAATACAGTTTATATATTAATTACATCTAATGCTCCATTTACTAGTTTAACTCAAGCAACTGTTACAAATACTATAGATAACTTATCTGTTACTAATGCGCAGTCTGGCAATTCATTAAATCATGCTTCAGATGATGGTTTAAGTTCATCTACTTGGACGAGTTATAAATCGTCTACTATAGCTGAAGATGGTATCGATGATTACAGATATGAGCAGCATTGGTTAAATCCTAACGAGCGATATGGATTAGATCCAGAACAAGCTCAAGTAAATGGCTCATTTTATATAGATCAAAGATTAGGTAAAATACATTTTTCTTCTAACATTAACGGTAAGACTGTAATCTTAGATTATATAAGTGATAGTCTTGGCACTGACGCAGAAATGCAAGTCCCTAAACTCGCAGAAGATGCAATGTATAAACATATTTTATGTGATATAATGAGTGCTAGATCAAATATCGGTGCTGGTAGATTAACTTATTATAAAAAAGATAAATTCGCTGCTGTCAGAAAAGCTAAGTTAAGATTATCGAATATTAAATTAGAAGAATTAACTCAAATTCTTAGAGGTCAATCTAAAATAATTAAACACTAATTCATGCCTGAAATTAAAAACACTTTCATTCAAGGTAAAATGAATAAAGACCTTGATGAAAGATTAATTCCCAATGGTCAATATCGTGACGCTTTAAATATAGAGGTCACTTCAGCTGATGAAGGTAACTCAGGGACTGCGCGTAACATATTGGGTAATACTAGAGTAGATGCTTTAGTTGGAGGAGACAACTACACGTGTGTTGGTAGCATTGCTAACGAGTTGACTAATAAGTTATATTGGTTTATTCATCGCCCTGGTGCAGATGCTGTGTTAGAATATGATAAAGTACAGGGCACGAATAAAATAATTTTATATGATCACGATAATACCGTCCCTCTCGCTGAAAATAATCCACTCTATACAGCTTTTTATGGTGAAAACTACGACTATAGTAAGATATTAAATTTTACAGGAAAACAAATAACTGGTATAAATATTGTTGATGACTTTTTATTTTGGTCTGACGGAGATGATGAACCTAAAAAAATAAATATATCTAGATCTTATCATGACGGTTACACAACTTTAAATCAAGCCGCAAGTGCTACAGGTAACCCCTTCGCGTTTGTTCCGCGCTTACACGTAAACGGAGAGTTAACAGATACGATTTTACACAAAGATCATATTACTGTTATTAAAAAGAAGCCTACCTCAGCTCCTACAATTAAGATGAATCTTTCAACTAGTGGAGAAACATCTATTTTTGAAAAGGTGTTCCCTAGATTTTCTTGTAGATATAAATACAGCGATGGTGAGTATTCTGCTTTTGGTCCATTTACAGACGTTGCGTTTAGCGCGAAGTATCCAGAACTTGTAAATGCATCAAATTCTTACTCTACAGATGAACCATATAATAAAGCTATGGTTAATTCGATATCTTCTGTCGAGTTATATGATTTTATTCCTAGTGATATCCCTAAAGACGTAGTTCAAGTAGATATTCTATATAAGCAAGAGGATTCAAACGTAGTTTACTCTATTACTAATATTAAAAACACTGATTCAGAATGGACACATCAAGGGTTAAATGAAAACTCTTCGCATAAAGGTAAGTACGTTATAACATCAGAAAACATCCACGCGGCGTTGCCAGAGAATCAACTATTACGAGCTTGGGATGCTGTTCCAAAATCAGCTTTAGGCCAAGAAATAATTGGAAATAGATTAGTTTACGCTAACTATAAGCAAGGCTACAATTTTGACGAAACATTTCCTACGCCAGATATAAACGCCGAGTATATACAAAGAGCTACTAATTTCGACAATGGAGGAGTTAAGTCTATTAAATCACTTAGGAAATATCAATTAGGATATGTCTTAGGTGATAAATATGGTAGAGAGACACCTGTTTTTACATCCGATGACGCGGGTATAAATTTAGATTGGTTTAGCCAAAGTCTTAGTGGTAACGCTAGTTTATCGAACATGTTTAAGGTAAGTTTGTCTAACCAAACTCCTGATTGGGCTTATTATTACAAGTTTTACGTAAAATCTCCATCAGCCGAGTATTATAACTTACTTATGGATAAGTGTTATTTTCCTTTTACTCACACGGAGTTTGAAAATAAAGACGACCATATATATGTGTCTTTCCCTTCTTCTGATAGAAACAAAATAATGGAAGACGATTATCTTATATCTAAAAAGATATACGATGGTAGCGACTCGCAAGTGTTTCAAGAAAATAAGTATAAAATACTAGATATAAGCAATGAAGCTCCAGACGCTGTTAAATACGTGTTTTTCAACTTGGGAACAGCCGCAAATAATGACAACGCGTTTACTGGAACTAGCGTAGTAGGTTTTGGTGGAGAAGATAGTGTTTTATTTGCGGGTCCTGGTCATATGACTAGCGCTGGATTGCGTATTGATCAGCAAACAGATATTATTCATATACATAAAACAAGTTGGCTAAGCAGCACTTTTAATGGCGCACCTCTTGTTGATTATAACGAAGAAACTGAAACGCAAGTAGAAAACTACAAAGGAGATATTTATATGTCATGGAGTTCAGGTAACTTGAGTTCTAATAGATATAAAGTTTCTAGCATACGAGTTAGCAATAACAATACATACATATTAAGATTAACTGAGACTATATCCGAAAAAGACGCAAGAATAGCGGCCCTTAACGATACTATAGAAACCTTAAATTTAGATGATTTAGGTCCCGAGAGTTCTAATACTCAAGTTACTATGGATTCTGGTCTTACATTAAAATTTGAGAGACGCCAAAAGAGAAGCGAAGAAGATTTTAGTGGTAAGTTTTTTGTTAAAATAAAACACAACGCATATCTCACGAGTAGCAGTGGCAGTAGCACCGATAGTTCGGGAAGTGTATTTCCTGTGGCTCAAGCTGGTATACAATGGTTAGTAGGTGTGCACAACTCGGCAGATGCAAGTGAAGGTTCAGGTATAGTAAACTCGGCTAGTGCTTCTATAGAATCAACTCTAACTACAGAAACAGCAGTAGCGGGTATAGCGAATTTAACTGGATTCGCCACTGAGCCGTCCGATTGGGACGTTATAAAAAGCCATATAGGTAATAGATTTTTCATTGACGATATGAACTTCATCGCATGCAATGTGCATGAGGATTCGTACGCTAAAGAATCTGGTCCGGCGTGGCGTGGCTTAAATCCTCCAAGTGCGTATAAACCTTTTAAGTGGATGCCAATTGATGGTGACGAAAGCTCTCAATCCGGTCTTGATACTGGTTATTATTGGCGTATAGATAGCCCAGAGTTAAGTGAGGGCGGTTTGGGTTTTTATGGAAGCTTAAAATCATTTGCTCCTTCGACGACATCAGCAACCTTTAGTGCCTCTCCTTTTCTTACTAGAATAATTAATAGTTTTGAAGGAATTGTTACCACTACCCTGGCTCATTCCGGTCAAGGATCGTTTTCAGGTGGTGCTCCAAATAGTGGTGAAAGACGCTTTAATAATAATACGTTATATTGTCATCCTAACGGAAGCACGCAAGGTTTGGATAATACATACGGACCTATAGATTCTACTGAAAAACACTTTATACATATTTCATTTTTAGCTCCAGGCGTAAATTTAATAGATGAAATGAGTGCAGATGATCTTGCCGATGTAACAATTAAGGGTAAAGACAGCATCGCACGTAAACTCGAGGGAATCTGGGGAGGAGGAGCGTTTACTAAAGTACCTTCTGCGCCCGTTGAAGTTGGTGGTAGTTATAGCGTAAATTACTTTGGAGACATAGGTGTAGATGGCCATGTTATTGAATTTGAGGGCAATTACAATGAATCAGGAAATGATCAATCCGGAACTCCAGGTCCTGGTATAGGACAAGGATATGATCTTGATTATGGTTTAAGGCATTCTAATCAATGGAAGCCACAATATTCAGATTCAGGTACAAACGAAGAGTTAAATAGTTTTGTAGAAAGAATAAAAACCCCTGGCCAGAAGTTTATATTTAAAGGAGACGATTCTGAGACAGTTTATCGCATAGAAAGTGTTACAGAAAAACATATGTACAATCACACTCCATGGCGTATGAGGTGGTTGTGGGACGATACAAACAGCGAATGGGTTGCCGGTGGCGACAGCGTAGAAGAAGCTGCTAGCGCGTGGGCTGATTTCACGGACGTTAATTTAACACCGTCTAATAACAGCGGTGATGAGGGTTATTCAACCGCTGCTACAGCACTAGCAGACGCTATCACTGACTTTGGTGCCGCGAATAATAGAAGAGTTACTTACATCATAGAACTTGATAAAGATCCTGTAGATCATTATGATCCACGTACAGATTCCGTTGAAAGTATAGATGCTACAATAGACGATGTTAACGGACAAATTCAATTTGTTAGCGATATAGTTCCTAGTCAAATAGACGCCATATTTAGTCACCCTACTATATGGGAGACAGAGCCGCAACAGTTAGCTGATTTAAATATATACCACGAAGCTAGTAATAACATACCAATAAAATTAACCAGTACCACTAATGAGTTGTTCGCCCCAGTTGGCTCAAAAGTAGATATAGTATCATATGGAGAAAATTATGATGTTGACGTTGACTTTGCAGAAGGAGCAATAGTAGACACGGAATCCTCTTATATTAGTCTCTGGAATAGCGAGGATATTTTTGAAGTTAATCCACCCTTACCTGAAAATAATTATACAGGGTCAGTATTTAGATTTTCTAAAGACGATGGTAGTTATGTAGAAGCTAAAATTATAGATCAACTAGGTCCAGGTGTACAGTTTAAAGTAAACACACAAGTCGATGTGACTAGAGATGTGGGATTAAGTTGGTTTAATTGCTTTTCTTTTGGTGACGGCATAGAGTCAAATAGAGTGCGAGATGGTTATAATAAAATGCAAATATCTAATGGAGCTAGAGTTTCAGCGACACTAGAGCAGCCATTTATAGAAGAGCATAGAACTAATGGTCTTATATATTCTGGAATATACAACTCTAATTCTGGTGTAAATAACTTAAATCAATTTATCGCAGCAGAAAAGATCACGAAAGACTTAAACCCTACCTATGGTAGTATTCAAAAGTTATTTTCAAGAAATACAGATCTAGTAGCTTTATGTGAAGATAGAGTATTAAAAATACTAGCTAATAAAGACGCTTTATTTAACGCTGATGGAAATCCACAGCTTGTAGCTACACCAAACGTGCTTGGGCAATCAGTTCCATTCTCTGGGGACTTTGGAATATCAACACACCCCGAGTCTTTTGCACATGAATCCTTTAGAGCTTATTTTACAGACAAACAAAGAGGCGCTGTCCTTAGACTGTCTATGGATGGATTGACGCCTATATCAGACGCGGGTATGCGTGATTGGTTTAGAGATAACTTAGTTGACGAAGCTAATTTTATAGGTAGTTATGACGCCTTTAATAAGCAATATAACTTAACAATTAAGTCTAAGCCAATTTTGGGATCTATTATTAATGATGATTTTTCAGAGGGAGTTGCTGCAGTTGAATCTTTTAACAATACAGAATATATAGACAATGGTGCTTTTACTCAGGGGTTAAGTTTCTCTGGAGTTATGCAACTTGAAGACTTAGACTTAGTTGAAAGAAATAAAACAATAAACCCAGATTTATTCGTAGATGTTACCATAAGGAACCATCCTGAAATATTAGCAGAAAGTTTAGTGGCATCTGTTACCACCACTGAAGAAGTAGACACGGGAGAAACAGCAACTAGTAGTGAAGACATTGACTTTGGCGATCCTGATTTTGAGATAAATTATATCGATGATCCCGACGCGCCTATAATTATGCCTGACTCTTTAGATGGCTTTCCAGAAGGTCAAGCACCTGTTATGTTTGGTTTTGACGAAAACTTAAATAGCTCAGAATCTCCTTTTGACGACGTTGGGTCTACAGCGACTACTTTTAACATAAAAAGATACAATAATACTGAGGATACAAATCAAGTACCTGCTGTGCTTGAAGAGTATAATGGTTATGGTGGAGATGATACGAATTTGGGATTTGGTGTAGGTGCAAGTGGAGGAGGTATTAGTGGCCATACTAATACCACAAGATGGACTAATCCAACAACTATTTTCCATCAAAACGAGAGTGGTTTTGCGGCTGGTGGCGTGCCTTCAACCCTAGACGATGGAAACAACGATGATTGGCATGCTATTAACAAAGGTATAACTTTTAGAGGAAGCCCTACCGACGAAGGTTCTGGTGAAGTGCCATGGGGTTATATACAGTTTCCTTCTAATGGATTTATTGAAGGAGGTACTAATCAATTGACAGATAGTATAATTAATAGTGAGCCAGCTGCTAGAAATAATACTATTTTTAAAGGTGAAGAAATAGAAGTAACAGTTAATTACAGATCAAACCACCTAGGTACAGAGTCAGATAACTTTATTAGAGTAGAATTATTTGATGGTAACTCGCCATTAGATAGTAGTTATTTTGCTGGAGGTACTACTTTTAGTAATGAAAACATTGAAGGTTGGACTAACTCGCAGTCTGTAGATACGCTTAATGTAGGCGCGCAGTATGATAGTGATAAGCTAGAGCGATTTTATTACAAATTTTCATCAACCAACGACACTATTGGCGATATAGCTGTTCAAGATTTGCAAGTAAGAATAAGCGTATTTATGGCATCTGCGCTCGGTACTAATAAAATGTGGAGGTTGAGCGAAACAGTTATAACATCGTGTGAAGTAAAGAAAATTTACATGCTTCTTGATCAAGATTACGACACTGGTGATTTTGAGCAAATTATTGATATGGAGACTCAAACAGTAACTACAACTGTTCCTATTTATGAAACCGTAATTACCACAACACCTGGTGTTCCGTTAGAAACAATTGACCCTTGGGCTGAGGTTATATTTCCAACTACTGTAGAAGGTTATCAGCAGATACAGAGTATTGATTATAGTGGTATAGCTTCAACTTTTGGGTTTCAGAACTTAGCTGAAGAAATATCTTATATTGATGCAGATGGTAATGAACAAACATACCTGAGTGGACAAGGAAATGGAACTACATCTTATAATCAATACCCTGGGCAAGCTGTAGAGAGCGAAAATTACACTCAAGCTATTGAGAGTGTTGATATTGGGCTATTAAGCTTCGCTACAGGGCCTGTACCGTTAATAATAAATTTAGATGAAACTAAATTACCTTTAGATCATACCAAGTGGTATTTATTAGAAATAGAGCTTCCAGATGAAATAGATTTTAGCACTATTGGAGATTTTGAACTACCTTTTATACAACTTCTTGATTCAAGTAATCAACCTCAATTGGTTTTTTATAACAGTAATAACAATATTCAAATAGGAGACTTCATCGACCATAGTACGCTGAGATTGGAACTTATAGATAATAAGCTAACGGCTCTATTTAACCCAGGAACGGGTGATGTAAGTGGAATAGAAAAAATAAGCTTAAGTACGTTTAGCTATCCAAACGTATCAATACCAGGAGCAGGAACAGTACCATCGCTTATGGAAAGTATAAGATTTACAGACGTAAGCGTTGATTGGTACGGTGGTCATGCGAATAATTGGAATATAAGTCCAGAATTGCGTCACATAGAAAGAGCTGCTATTCCTGGAACAACGACTATACCTCAATCACATCCTAGCGTTTATTACCAAAACGGACAGATAAACTTCAATTCTAGTTTTGAAAATGTGATTGCTTCGACGTTCGCAAACGAAAGAAGTTTTACGCAACAGCTACCAGACTTACCAGAAGTAAATGATCATTACGAATTAGTTGTACAATACGGTAATGACGCTATATCTGGTAATTTCAATACTAGCGAAATCGCAGGGATAACTATCAATGTTGGTGATTATGAATTCACAAATGCGCTTGGTGGAGATCTAATTCAAGTTGCTGATGATGATTCGTTTAGTATTAGCTATTATTATGGTCCTATAAACTTTGATGGTGGACCTGCAGAAATTAAATTTACAGCTGATAATCTGTTTGTAGGTAGTGTAAAAAGCGTATCTTTAAAAGATATGACTAATTATTTTGAACCAGGAAGTGCAGGATCGTGGATAATAGACGGGTTTGATCAAGGGTTAAATAATTTTATTTCTTGGTATCAAGGTAGTATAAGCTTTAACGACGCACTGCAAGATCATAGAATATACCAACAAATAGGTGAATTACCAGTAGGACAGAGTTTTAAATTATCTTTTAATCTTGCGTATACTACCACGTCAATTGCTAATAGTGGTACAGTAAAGGTTTCGTATATTAATGAAGCAGGTTTAGTAGCATTCGAGCGCGTGTTTGGTTTCCTAGATCAAGGACTTGTTAATCATCAATTTCTCGTAGGCGAAGGATCGGGTGAACCATTAGGTTATTCTAATACTTTTATAATAGAAGCCTCAGGATCTAATCCTTTAGTAGCTATCATAGATAACCTCAAACTTAGACGTGTTATAACTGACGAAGAGTTTGGTACTCATCCGCTAACTATTAGTTACAATGAAGACGTTAAAGGTTGGGTTAGCTTTAAGTCATTTGTACCAGAAAGTGGATTAAGTCTTTCTAGCCAATATTTCACTACTAGTCAAGGTAAATTATGGCAACACTATACTAACGAAAATAGAAACGACTTTTACGGTCAACAAGCTGAATCACGTATATCTGTTGTACTTAATAATTCTCCTTCAACAGTTAAAAATTTCAATACAGTAAATTACGAAGGGTCTCAAGCTAAGATATTAAATTTCGCAACAGTGGGCGAAAGTACTACTATGCGACCTTATAACGCCGGCGGTTCTATTGATGGCTGGGAGGTTACGTCAATATTAACAAACCTAGAGGAAGGTCAAGTTCCGGAGCTTATAGAAAAAGAGAATAAATGGTTTAACTATATAAGAGGCTTAAATTCACTAGATCAAGACACATCTAGTTTTAATTTTCAGGGAATCGGTGTTTTATCTCACACAACAAATGATTAACTATGAGTAAAAATATTAACGCTATAGAAACCTCCGTTCTTAATATACCTAAGATTGGTCAAGCTAGAAACGTAGATATCACGGGCGATGAAGGTGCAGCATTTATATTGCAGTTAGTTGATAGCAGTGGTAAGTTTTATAATTTCCGTATAGGCGCGTTTGAAACGGCGTCACATACTACTAAGCATTTATTACGTGGTACTATCGGCGGTTCAAGATTTACTACTCGAATTAATTTTCCAACTGTAGCTGGGACTACTACTTATAGTGTTATTGTGATAGCAGATCCCGCAACAGATACGGTGATATCTAAAAATAGGCAGGTGTTAAATACTACTTTAACACAGGTCGCTGATACTGTGGTTACTCTAGCATATAACACTGCGAATACAAGTAAATATACGACTAGTCCCCCAGCTGCAAACTTAGCGACTACGCTATCGTCAGCTAAGAAGAAACTCACTTTTGTGAATGATTCAAAAACGGTAACTAATGCTACGGGAAGTACTAATAATAATGGTCTTAAAATAACTAGAAAGCCAGTTGATACAGACTTAGTTTTTAGAATGGAGACAACGCTAGATGGCACTACAAGCGGTTCAAAAACCTTGGTGGCAGATAGTGTAACAGATCTAGTTGTAGGTATGGTTTTAGTTTCAGGTCCTAATTTATCGGGTACGCCGGTTGTTACAGCGATTGATGAAGCTACAAAAACCGTTACTTTATCTGCGGTTCAAACTCTGAATTCTGACGGAGCAGCACTGAAATTTGATGCTCAAGGACCAAAAATGATATTTAAAGCAATTGGTATCGCTGTAACGAAGTTTGCGTGCGGAGCGCTTATACCTAAAGATGCGGCTGTTAGTACGACTATAGCGGCTGACGGAGGTGGAACAGAGGTCACTGATGGGGCTTCAGTAAATATGACAGTAGCTTCTACGTACGGTATTGCAAAAGACTCGACTGTTAAAGGGGATGGTATTGCCAGCAGTATCACTGTTGCAACTGTTGTAAACACTACGCAGTTAACTATTTCTTCGGCTCAGAATCTAAGTTCGCAACCTGGATCTGGCGTAGGAACAGCGGTTAAATTCGGTGGGTTTTTTACAAAAATAGACTTAACAACTAAGTTTTTTATTCAAAAAGCGGGGACAACTAATAGAACTATAACATTACTTTTAGATAACTTTATAACGCCTGGAGCAGCATCATGATAATACACTTACAATCAGCAGTAGACAATGCTTCTCTTCAGATAGGAGACACAGCGTGGTACACAAGCACTAACAGCGTCGGTCAAGGATATAATCAACAAGTTGGTAATAATATGACACTAATAGGTGAAATCATTGAAATAGGTCCTAGTTATATACGAGTGGCAAGCAATTTTAGTATTCCTAGTGACGCATTTATCATGTTTTCTAAAAATAATAATGTTAACACAACTAGTTTGAAAGGTTATTTCGCTGAAATAACATTACTTAACGATACTACTGAGCCGGCAGAATTATTCTCAGTTGGTGCCACTTCTACTGAAAGTAGTAAATAATCACTAAAAAATGTAACTATATATGAGTATAATATACTTAAATTAAATATGAATCATATAGTTACGTTTAGAACTTTCAAAGAGGGCGATTATGACATGTGCTGTGAGTGGTGGAAGTGGTGGTGGAAAGGTGAAATACCTGTCAAAAGGCAGTTGTTACCTGATGATAAATCGTGTTATGTTATAGAAAGTAATAACGTGCCTGTAGCTGCTGGGTTTTTATTTACATTTGAAAATCCTTTAGTTGGTTATGGCCCAACATGGGTTGTATCTAATCCAGAGTACAAAGAAAAAGATAGACGTCAATTATTAGAACTATTAATATCTAATATAGAAAAAGACGCAAAAGAAACTTTTGGCATGGTGCAATTGTTTACTGTCTGTGGTAATAAATTTTTACAAGACATACATAAAAAATTAAATTGGTATATGATGCCTGCTAAATACGAGGCATTTAAATATTTATAAAATGGGAAAAGCAGCACAAAGACGAAATGAAGAAGCGATAACGCAAGCTACTGATGCTCAGTTAGCGGACGCTAAAGCTATGCTCGCTGATCAACGCACTAGACTTGATGATCAAAAACAAAGATATAGAGAATTTGAGATAACAAATCCATTCGCAGGAATGGAAAATCCTTATGAAGATCTAACCGTGAGCCAAGAAGCAGCTAGGTTTCAGGCAGAGCAAGGTAGACAGCAAAGAGCTAATATCATGGCTAATTTACAAGGTGCTGCCGGGGCATCTGGTATTGCTGGTTTAGCTCAGTCTCTAGCCGGTCAAGGCGTTATGCAAGCTAGACAAATATCGACAGATATAGCGCAACAAGAGGTTCAAAATAGAATGGCCGCAGCGCAGGGTCAAATGGCTGTTGATCAACTTGTAAGACAAGGCGCAGGAGCAGTTCAACAAGCTCAATTCGGTAGAGAATCCACATTATACGCTGCTGAGCTTGGTGAGATGGCTGGGACAAGATCAGCTTTATCAGGCGCTCAAGCAAATCAAATGGCAGGATTTAGCGCTATATCACAAATGAATGCTGCTCGTATGGGTGTGTTTGGAGATATTATAGGGGGTGTAGCCGGAGGTATAGCTACAGGTGGTATGAGTAATTTAGCTAAAGGATTAAGTTTCTTTGGAAAAGAATAATAATAAAGTAAAATGGCAGTAGATTTAAGAGGACAAGCAGACGCAACAATAGCAAGTGCAGCAGCAAGAGCAGGCGCGGCACTAGCGGGACCAGACTATAGTACGTCATTTCAAAATATAGCCACTGGATACCAATTAGGTATGCAGAAATTGGGTGCCGGTTTAGCAGCGGTATCTCAAGTAGGCGCCGCAGCGGCCACTGATTTAGTAGAAAAAGTAAAAGAAGCGAAAACCACTTATACTGAAAGCGGGGCGTGGGGATCTGTTATGGGTAACTTTAAGGGTCTTCTAAAAGAAGGTTTTGATATATTTAAGGCTGAAAGAGGAGAAGATAGAGACGTACAGAAACAAGAGTTTAAAGATAAATGGAACACTAGCGTAGGTAGTCTTAAAAGTATGATTGATAAAACTTTTATGGTTGAGATGGTACTAGAGGAAGGTGAATATAATAAAGCATATCTTGAAGAAAACCCTGATAAAGCAGCTCAGTTCTCTATAATTAGATCAACCAAAAAAAATCCAGTAGACGCACCAGGACTTCCATATGACGGTTGTTATTCAGACATGGAAGTTGAGGATGGAGCGTGGGTTAAGAAGTATTACGGTCCAGATGGAGCACCAATATCGTCATTTGGTCCTGATGGAACACCTATATATGTTGATAAGCGAGACATGCGTCCTGACGCGTCACAAATTGTTGAAGATAAGACTCAAATATTGCGCGAACCAAGCGGCGAGTATAAAGCAACTGGAGAAGGTAAAGTGGGCTTCAACAACGAGGTCATAAACGAAACTTTGATGAATCCTTTGAAAGAAGGTAGTTTAGACAGATTGGCTAAAGAAGGATACACCATATACGTACCTGGCAAGGACGGTATCCCTACTGATGAAATTAAATACCAAAGCAAAGGCCCAGGCGCTATAGGGTCAGCTCAGATCATGCTCAATAGGATGGGTTATACGGGTGTTGATGGTAAGCCGTTAAAAGTAGATAATTTACTTTACAAATACGACAAAGACGGAAAAAGAATTAAATCTAATACTGAGCACGCTTTTGAGCAATTTAAAAAAGATCAAGAAGCGAGAGAGCAAGGTGCTGGTGATTTATTTTCAAGTATACAAACGTATGCAGATGAAGAAAGAACTCAAATGAGTGTAAACGGTAATGATATATCAAAGCTTATAGTTAGGAAAAATCCAGAAACACAAGCTGGTATTCAAGAATTACAACTAGCTGCTATGGAATCAGGTTCGGTAGGTTTGGATTTCAAATCCAATGAGTATAGAAATGCGATGAAGGATATAGTTGATGATAAAGATAAGTTTTCTGATATGGCATATACTCCTATTGGAAATGAAGAATATAGCTTTGCACAACTGTTAACGCAACCAAATAAGATGACGAAAGAGATGTTTAATCAAGTTGTATCAATGGGTAAAAATCTTGCTGGTATTGATCCAGGTGAAGATGGGATTATTGATGAAAACGATTTCCAAGAAGAGGATGCTGCTAATTTAGCTATTCTAAGGAAAGAAATGTTGAATTACAGCAACCCCCAAGCGCGAGAAATATTTTTTGATTATCTTGTTGATGAAGGAGCTAGTAGACACAAGGAACAATTAGACATATATAACAGGAAATTAAATGCGGGAAATATTACTGATGATGGCGGCGACGGTTTAATAACTTCAAAAAAGAACGTGACTCTCTTTACAGTTAAGGGCGAAGATGGTACTACTTATGTTCGTGAGAGTGATATGAACAACAACGCTACAGCGTTCCATCAAATTGAAACTGGGGATTACGCTTCGGATTCTTTCACAGGGTGGAACGGCGAAACATACTCATTTGAAAATGATCAATGGTATGTTGATGACGTAGATGATGGTGGAGACCCAATGAAAAAACCTATACCAAGGCAAGAAGTAATTGATCAATTGAAATTCAGCTCACAACCAACTATAATGGATTATCTAGGTACTTCTTTAGAAGGACAAGACATTGGATTTATGGAGGGTAGTAACGATATTTTCTTCCAAAGTCAAACAGGTAAAGGAGCAGCAAATATGGGAGACCGTGATAACTGGAAAAAAGATGATAACGGGTATTGGCAGTTCAAGCAAGAAGACGGTAGTTATAAAACAATGATATGGAAAAACAATAAGGGACAGTGGATAGGTACGAAGATAAAGGGTATGCCGGAATTAGCTGCTTCTAAAAAATTAGCAGAATTCTTAGAGGGATCAATTGACAATACATACGCAGACTAACATGGCAGATAAAGAAGTTTACGAATCTGGAGGAAAGCAATATAGAGTAGGGCCTAATAGTCTGGAAAAGTTCAAGAAGGACCATCCTAATGCAACTAAAGTAGAAGCTCCGAAAAAAGGTTTTATAGAAAAAGGATTTGATGCTACAGCTGGGGCTGTTACTAGTCTCTTTGGTGGTGGAACTGAAAAAGCGGTTAAAACTGGCTCAACTGATAATGTTGGAAATCAATCTGTTTATGAAGTTGATGGTAAACAGTATAATGTGGGGCCTAATAGTTTGGAGAAATTTCAACGAGCTAATCCTAACGCTGTTAAAATAAGTGGTGATGATCCGGGTGTTTCGGGAGGTACAGTGGCAAAACGCGTGGCTCAAAGTGCAATGTTTATGAATCCCTTCACGCGCACGGCGAGTGTCGCTTGGATGGCGTATGACGCATGGGAGGATCATGAAACGGCGGATATGAAGCATAAACAGGAAGGGGCGCATATACTTGAGAATTTTAGTTATGCAGATGACAACGGGGTTCCAAAGAAAGTCAACCACTTAGACGCTAACGCGTTCGTTGAAGCTACAAGTGGTGAAGGAATATTCGGTATGCGTAAAGAAGGAAACGCTGTTGAGCTGCTTAATAGCTTTTATAAAGAAGCTAACCCAGATTTAAATATAAGATTCGTTGAATCTAAAAGAGGTAAAGATGCTGTAGAACTTTTATTTGGAGATCAAAAAGAAGGGCAGGGAAAGGAGTTTGATTTAGATAGTGATTTTGGAATTGATTTTAGTCAAGGGTGGCAAGAATTTATAGGTAAAGGAGATGAAGCATTCACGAACGAAGATGTTTTTGAGAATATAAAACGTACTATAGATAACGCTATAAACCCTGAACTTGAAGCTGCTTCAATAGATGCGGTTTTAGATAACATCGATATACATAATCTTTTTCTATCAAATAATCCTGATAACAAAGTTCAGTTTCTAAATAATTTAGACGAAAAAAGCGGAGCGCTATTTCAAGACCCAGATCAAGCTACATTGGGTGATCCATTTGCAACAACCACAAGTAGGTTTATAGTAGATCCTACGGATACTAAGGGTTTTGGAGAATCGGTACTTTGGGGAACTAGTTTTGGTCAACACGATTCTAGAAAGGTTAATATGACTGGATCTCTTACTTTTGAAGATGAAAACGGAGAGGTTCATAAAGTCCCATATAAACACATTTGGGATAATAGAGAAGTATTCCAACAAGCTGCTCAGCAAAGAAGTATGGTAGATCACAGCGAGAGGCTTATTATAGAGCATGGCGAAGGAAAATACTCATATGATCCAAATAATATATTAACGGGTGTAAAATCAGAAGGCGTATACGCGGTTGAAGAGGGCTGGATGAATAATATTCTTAGCGGCGAGGACAAGTGGTTTGATGAAACATTAACCGTATCGAATCGTATTAAAGCAGAAAAAGAAGGTGATAATCGCGAAGATATTATCAAAGCAGACACTGAACGTTTAGAAAGCTTACTTAAAGAAAGAGGTATTAAACCTTTGTATGATAAAGATGGGTTTTTAGATATTGAGAAATTAAACGAAGAAATACAAGCTACAGAAACTAAAGAAGAGACAGAGGCAAATTTATTAGCTGACGATCATCCGGCTTCAGTATTAGCTGATATGAGACATCAGGAGATCGTTAAACTGATGGCGCAGTCAGAGATTGCGTTATCGGCTAGAGATGACGTAGAGGGTAGCATAAATTGGTTTATAAGGAAAGCAGGCGGGGTCTTAGGTCCTAATTTATTTGAACCATTAGGCGCCGCTATGGACGCTATCGCTGGGGATAACAAGCCGAAGGTTCGTGGAGAAGATATCCGTACCGACATGTTGTATTTAGAAAACATTGTTAATAGCGGTAGTTTGAAAGACCTTGATAGACTTCCAGAACTTGCAGGTGATTCACCAGCAGCTGTGCAATTTAATGAAACTGTAAAGAATTTAAGAACTATATCGAAAGCTTTAGCTATAAATAGTGACCCTACTAAAATGAAAAGGGATAACCTAATTGGAGAAATAGTAGACGATCTAAGTTATTCATTCACTGGCGAAAGAATTATAAGTGATCACACTAGAAATATGGAGGTTGAGGCCTTCTCTTACATGCTAGAAGACGCAGGATATTTTATACCTGGGATAAACGCTAAAGAAGGAGACTATGAAAGACAGGATATTACCCCTGGATCTCCAGGAGAATGGACGTTTAGCGGGGCGTTAACTAATGCTCGTAGAGCAACAGAAGCTACGTCTCAGGTAATTACAGACATGGGTCCTCTTTTATTGGAACTTTATCTTTTCAAAAAAGCATCGCCTAGGTTCATGACAACTATGACAAAAGGAGTTGAAAGAACAGCCGCAATAGCTGCTAGACGAGCAAAGAGATTAGCAGGTAAGTTGAATAAAAACTGGGGCCGCTCAACTACGCTACCAAAAAGTTATAAGTGGTTAACTAGAAACGTTGTAGCACCAGGTGTTGCTACGACGGCAGAGTGGGCAATAGCGGAATCTATCGGTGAGCATACTATGGGTTGGAAAGCTCAGACTATCGATTGGGAGACTGGTGAAACAAGATTTACTTTCCCTTTTGCAATGGGTGCTAGTGGAAAACTATTCTCACAATTGCAAGCTAATGTTTGGAAAAACCTAAAAGTTAAATCACCAAAATTAGCCGCGAGATTAGAAAACGTTAGTACTACTAGTCTTACCTCTAGTAAATATAAAAAGGTTCTTCAACCAGTGGCTAACCTTGTTGGTAAATCCGTAGGTCAAGGTGCAACAGCGACTGCGCTTTTAACCGTATCTGAAGGAGCGCAGTTAATGATAGGTAGTTTAATTGAAGACGGAAATCTAGGAGAAGCTGAAGAGTGGAAAGAGTTATTTGATCCTAAGCATCTAATGACTACTTGGGCTGCTATGAGTGTTTTAAGTGGTCAAAAGTTACTACCTGAGTTTAGAAGTTATGTTCGAGAGAGTATCCTATCGCTGGATATGAATACTAGGGCTTCTGCAGAAGCCTCAGAAACTCTAGGTTTAACACATGAATCAAATAGAAGAAAGGATGGAGGGTATCGTGACTCTAGAGTAGATAGATCTAGTGAATCAAGACAAAAGAAAATTGATAAGCAAGCTAATAAAGATAAAAATAATGTAGATAAAGAAACAAGGAAACAGCTTGATAAAGTAAACAAAAGCAAAGAACTAACTGATACGCAGAAGAGAAGGGAGAGAAATAAAATAGGTAAAGAAGGCGCGAAGAAGAAGAGAAAAATCGATGCTGGCGCAAAAAAGAGTAAAGGCGTTGTTGCTGATGCTGCTAAGGCGCTTAAGTTGCATAACGATGTTATAGCTACCCAAAAGTCCGCAAGAGCAGATAGGAAGTGGGAGGAATATCTAATGAAGGAAACACGTAAGTTTGACTTAACTAAGAAAAGAGACTTAACGAACGAAGAGAGAGAAGAATATGCTGAATTAGATCGTGGTGATATCGAGAAAATGCTGTATATGAAGGGGCATACTCCTGGTAGCGCGGGGTATGAATACTATATGCAAGAACACTCGGTTCTTAAACATTTTACAGCACTTGCTAATGGAGCTCGACTTCAAAGCGGAAAAAATATAACTTTATACGGTAAAAACAATCCTGCGGCTAGAAGAAAATTCATTCAAGATGGTGTAAACGCCTGGAAAAATCAATATAGAATAGAATCTCTTAAAAAAGAGATGAAAGAGAATCCAGGTGACACTGCTACTAAAATGTTTAATAAAAATAGACTTGAAACTTTAGAAAAGCAAGGAAAGGAATTTCAAGAGCAAGTTGACGCAAACTTTAAGAACTTTGAAAAATGGGTTGAAAAGAACATAGATCTCGAGATTGCCGCCGCTAAAATAATGGGTGAAAAAATAGGTGCTAAAGGAGAGTGGGATGTTTTAGATAATAACTCATATAGAGACAAGATCGAGAAACTAGGATTGGGGAAAGAGGCTATGGAATCAGAGGGCGTGTTTATTGAAGAAACCGGAGAGATTATTCTCAATAGAGATAAAATGAAAGAGCTTGTGTCTTTAGGCACGGCTACCCACGAGCTATTACACAGAGTTCTAAAAGAATCACTAAAAGTAAAAAACAAGAATGGAGAAAGAGTTATATCTCCTGAAGGTAAGAAGTTGATAGAAGATTTTTTAGATCGACTTCCTAAAAAAGATAGAGCTGTACTAGAGGAAAGAATAGAAGAAAACTATAAATACCAAGAGTTTACTCAAGAAAAATGGGATCAGCTAAGCGCTAAGGAAAAAGCGAGATATAAGAAGCCTGAAGGCGTAGGTGGCCAATTAAGAGCTGAAGTTAAGGAAGAGTACTATTACGAAGAATATCTTACGGCTTTTGGCGATGCTCTAAAAGAAGGTTTAATAAAGTTTGATAAATCTTCCATTCCATCAGAAATTGGAGATCCTTTTTATGATATACTTAAAGAAGTCGCTCCTAATTTAGGTAAAGGAAGACAGGGTGGTACAAGATCTTTTGAATCTGGTAAAGAACTTCATGAATTCCTTACAACGTTCCACGCTTATGGTGAAGTTATAAAATCTAAAATAGAAGCTGGGGAAGTTATACCTGAAGGTGTAAGCTATAAAACTAAAGCAGATATTAAAGTTAAAAAGAAGTCTAAAAAGCCTAAGAAGAAACCTAAACCCAAGTCGCCAAGAGAAGTTGAAACGGAAAATAGAAGGCAACTATCAGAAGCTGTGTTTGGTAACGCGGATGTTATAGGTGAGCTATCTGGTATGCATGGTGTAAGTAATAGAAGAGGTGGGGCAGAGTTGCAAGAACTTGTTGATTATATAGAGACCCAAGTAAAAAACTACAACACTCTAAATAAACTTGGGACGGAGAGAACAGTTGATCAAGTTATTGAATCTGTCTTTGAGCATTTTGGCATTGGCCGTGGTGGTTCAAAAGGGAAATATGCGCTATCTAGAGTTGCGATGAATAACGCCGTACAATTAAGAGGATACATTAAAGGTAGAGCGGCTGAAACAACCCCGAAAGCAGAAGTAAAAGCTAAAACAGCTAAACTATCTAAAAGAAAAAGAATTACAAAAGCAGTTAAGGTTGAGCAACCGTCAGATATTATAAATAAGTTCGCGGAAGGTATAAAAACACAAGCAGAGTGGAAAGAGAGTGAGGGTGTGCAACAAGCTGTTAAAGCTCTTAAACCTGGTGGCGTAATATATAATCGTATTGCAGATAAAAGCAAAGGGTTAAGTAAAGAAAAAATAGCTGAAACTGTAGAAGCGTTTAGAGACAGGTTAAAGAACTTTGATCCTCAGGCAAAGCGAAAGACAGATTCTAAAGAACCTATCACGCTTAATGAGTTTGTAAATGCTAATATTGGCTTTGGTAAACTAGTTGCTGCTAAAGAGCTATTTAAGCAGTCTGAACAAACGTCTAGAACTCAGAGAATAGACGAAACAACATCTGAAGGTAAACAAGCGTTTGAGCTTGAAGCAGAAAGAGATGCTAGTTTAGAAGCGTTTGAAGAAGCAGATATGTCTATGATGGCTCAAATAAGGAGGGCTAAATTAGAAGCAGAAGGTGAGCTTGAAGCAGATGGACCTAGTTCACCGTGGAAAAAGTTTGTATTTAAAAATAATGCTTTAGCAAATCCAAGCGTGAGTAGCGCGGAACTTACAAATAAAACTGTTGGAACTGTACAAACCGCTCTTAAAACATCTGGATCTGTAGATGCTGTTAAGAAAGGTAATCCTAAAGTTTTCTTAAGTAACTTAGAAAGTACGTTTGGAAATAGCTTAACTAACACGGTTAGAGATACCTTTGGAAAAGGAAACAAGTATAAAGAATTTTATAAAAGCGAGGAAACGTTTAAAATGATAAAAACTCTTCCTGTGAGCGCACTTGTGAGAGCCGGCATGGAGTTCGCTTATGAGCCAGTTATAGATCCTTCAACTGGCAAGCAAAAGCGAATGACTGTAGACGAAATGTCAAAAGCGGGATACCCTACTCAAAAGTTTTCTGAACAAGCTAAAGAAATTAAAAACGATAAGAGTTTAACAAAGGCTGAAAGAAATAAAAAACTAAAGGAATTAGATAAAACTGGATCTGGTCCTGCTGTATGGGAACTTAAAGACTTTACTCAACAAGATTATATTAATTGGGCCGAAGCGAAGGACATCAATCCAAAAACAAATAAACCGTGGGGTTCAGGTACTAAGGGTAATCGTAAAACCGCTACAGCTAAAATGGTCGGTGTTGAACTAGCTAAAGATGCTACTCCATCCGTATTGGCAAAGCCTTTTCAGCAAGCGTTTGATCTTAATGGTAATGCTAAGATGAAAGATGGTAAACCAGTAAAGATTGATTTATTAAAGGAGCTAAATACCATGGAAAAAGTTGAGTTAGCAGACACAGCTTTATCCAACAGAATCAATGAGATTATACGAAGAGACCCTACAGCTAAATTCTCTTTTAAGAAGAAGGTTGATGCATTTGAAAAGGAGCAGTTAGGTTTAGGATTTACGGAGCGTATAGAAAACTTAAATAAGCCAGAAAACGCAGATATTAAAAAATACTACGACAAAGAATCTCAAAGATTGTTCAGCACTGACTACGAAACCCAAGCTCGGAAAATGGAGATGAAGATGTGGGAAGAGCAGACAATGTATGATCTTGAGTACGCTCAAGCTGAAAAGATTCTTAGTGGAGAACAATTAAAAGAACTGACTGAATTAGCTGATAACTCTCGAACTGAATCAGATTTTAAGAAAGTAATAAAAAGATTCAATAAAGAAAACCCAGGCCTTAATATACCTATTGATACTCAGAAGTTCGCTTTTGGAACCAAAGGAAAAGAGGCTAGAGAAAACTTCTTTAAGCGTCAAGGGGATATATACGACTTACTTCCAGCTGAATTCTTTAATAACCCTAAGCTTGTCACTGCATTATTTAAAACAGGTGGATTAGGTAGCCTTATTACTAGAATGAGGTTTAAAGCCGATGGTACTCCATACAAACCTGGTGTTAAGCAGAAGTTAGCACCTAGAGGTAAAAAAGGAGATCCGAAGTATATGCTTGACAACTTTGGTAGGCCGCTTACGGGTAACGCTAAGATAGAAGTTCCTATGATAAAGGACGCTAAAGGTAATCTTAGGCCACTAACTGACGCTATGAATATAGCTCAAATAGGAGCTTTTAAAGCTGGTAAAAAAGGTACTGGAAAACGAAAGGGTGAAATTGTTCAAGATGGTATGGTGCAATTCCACGAAAAAAATAAAAATCTCTCTAAAAAAGAATATCAAAAAAAGCTATTCGAATGGGGTAGAGAAAATTTAGGAGCTAAGGACTTTACTTATGAACAGACTGAACAAGCCAATAAGTATGTGAGAGATACGTTGGCTAAAGCATTAGTGGAATACGCTTATGCTCCTAAAATGAAAGTTATTAAAGCCGGTAAGGAAACGATGGTTAAGATGACGAAGGCAGAGTTTGCAGAAAGAATAAATGTTGTAACTAAGTTTCTTCAGATACAAACTAATATAGGTGAAGGTTTGATTAAAGGTTTAAATACTATTAGATATTTAACTCTTGGAAAACCTACTCCTTCTAAGTATAGCCCTACTGGCTATCACGCAGAGCACGCATACTTTAATCTCGCTCATACAGCTTCGTTTGTTCACCTTTTAAGTAAACATAGGAAGTCAGGTAGTGTTAAAGACTTTATGAAGGATTATGAAGGTATTTCAGCTAACATGGAGCAATTTGTTATCCAAGAGCAAACAAGGCAAGGTAATGAAGGAAGACAAGCTGATGGAACTATATATGGAAACACTGAGTTCTTCAAAGGAGGTAACGTATTCTCTAAATTAAATGTATTAAGTTCGAATCCTAGAATTGCGTTTGAAATTGTAGATCTTAGAACGGGTAAAACCATTGGGGAAACAATGAGTAAAAACCTTCAGATTGGTGAAGCTGAAAGTATAGCTTTAGCTAGAGCGTTAGGTAAGAATCTTAATCTAGTTACGAAAGGAGAGAAAAAGTTCGACAAAGTTGACGAAGCTAATAAACGTCAATTAACAGGTGTGTTAAGTAAAAAGACTGTTAAAAAAATGACTTTTGAAGAGACGACCGATGCTATTAAAATGGTTAATAAGGCTCTTGCTAATGGTAGAAAAACTGATGGTAAGAAAAAAGGTATGTCTACTTTTGACTTTGATGAAACATTGATTATTAAAGGAGAGAATTTTGTTACTGCTACTAAAGGTAAAAATACAATTAAAATTAGTTCTGAGAACTTTCCATTAGAAGGTCCTAAATTAGAAGCTCAAGGCTACAAGTTTGATTTTAAGGATTTTGTTAATGTTAAAGGTGGGGTTGAAGGTCCTTTATTTAAGAAGTTGCAGAAACAAATCGATAAATACGGAAGCGAGAACGTTTTTGTACTTACTGCTAGAATGCAAGAATCCGCACCAGCAATACACGCTTGGTTAAAGTCAAAGGGCGTAGAACTACCTATTAAGAATATTACTGGTCTAGGTAAATCAACGGGTGAGGCGAAAGGATTGTGGATGCTAGAAAAGTTTGCTGAAGGATATAACGATATGTATTTCGTTGATGACGCAATGTCTAATGTTAAAGCTGTTAAAAGAGTATTGGACCAATTAGATGTTAAATCTGACGTACAGCAAGTAAGATATAGTATAAAGAAAAATCTAAATGCTGATGTCAATAAGATGATGGAGCACTCGCTTGGTATTGACGCAGGTAAAACGTTCTCCAAAGCTGAGGGTAGAATGAGAGGTAAGGATGCTAAGCGTAGAAAGCTATTCTTACCAGATACGGCTGCTGATCTTGATCTGTTATTAGAACCACTATATGGTAAGGGTAAACAAGGAATAAAAAACAAAGAATGGTTTGACAAAAACTTTTATAAGCCATTCGAGCGTGGAGTCAATGATTTTAATTCAGCTAAGCAAAAACTCACTAACGAGTACATGACGCTTAGGAAAGGAAATAAGGATATAGTTAAAAACCTTGGTAAAGAAGTTGAAGGAACAAGCTTTACGCATGATCAAGCTATGAGAGTTTATTTGTGGAATAAAGCGGGGTTTAAAATCCCTGATTTAGCAGAGACCACTAAACAACGATTAATTGATTACGTAGAAAACAACGCTAAGTATAAAGCTTACGCGGAAAGCTTTAACGAAATGCGTGGAGGTTTGAAAGAACCATCAGCAGAATGGTGGTCTGAAACTATTGCAACAGAGATAAGCGATATTAATCGTGGCGTAGGAAGAAAAGAGTTTTTAGCAGATTTCATAGAATTGCGTAAGGAAATTTTTTCTGAAGAAAATCTAAACAAAATGGAATCTAAGCTAGGTAAAAACTGGCGAGATACTATTGAGGATATGTTTGACCGTATGGAAACCGGTAGAAGTAGATCTGAAAACATAAGTGGCGTAACCGCGGAGCTTGTTAATTACTTCAACGGATCTGTAGGCACTATCATGAACTTTAATACCCGATCTGGTTTATTACAATTAATATCTAGTGTTAACTTTGTAAATAGCTCGTTTAATAACCCGCTTAAAGCTGCGCAAGCGTTTGCAAACCAAAAGCAGTATTGGAAAGACTTCATGACAATACTAAACTCAGACATGCTAAAGCAAAGACGAGATGGGCTTGAGATCAATGTTACTGAAGCGGAGATTGCTTCGGCTGCCGCGGGTAGCAAAAACCCAGCTAAAGCAGTTATTGCAAAAATATTAAAAGCTGGTTATCTACCAACTAAAATTGCGGATAGCGTCGCTATAGCTACAGGTGGAGCAATGTATTATAGAAACGCAGTTAATAACTATATGCGTCAAGGCATGAGCAGAGCTAAGGCAGAGAAAAAAGCTTTTATAGATTTTCAAGCGCTAGCTGAACGAACTCAACAGTCTAGTAGACCTGATTTAATATCAAAGCAACAAACTACTCTTGGGGGTAGATTAATACTACCGTTTGCTAACACGCCTTTGCAGATGAATAGGTTAGCTATGAAGGAAATGCTTGATATATCTAAAGGTAGATATAAAAATAAAGCAGACCTTGCTGATAAGTTAGGTAAAATAGGTTATTACGGCTTTATACAAACAGCTATATTCGCTGGTTTACAAAGCGCTGCTTTCGCTGTATTTGCGAATAGTGATGACGACGACTTAAAAGCTAAGAAGAAAACCCAGATGCTTGATACAATTATGGATTCAACTCTTAGGGGTATGGGTATAGCGGGTTCTGTGCTTAACGGTATTATTAAATCTATTAGAGAATTTTATGTTCAAAAAGAAAAAGGTTATGGGGCTGATTATAGCGAAGTAGCAGAGGATTTACTAAGTATATCCCCGCCAGTAGGTTCTAAGTTTAGAATGCTTGACGCAGCTGGTAATACTTATAAATATAATAAAAAACAAATAGAAGAGGAAGGTGTCAAGTTTAGCTTGGATAGTCCAGGCCTTCAAGCCACTACCCAAGCGACTGAAGCTATTACTAACGTACCAGTTAATCGAGTGTTCAAGAAGTTAAATAACTTAAAGAACGCGGCGGATAATGATTACGCTGTGTGGCAAAGAGTTCTTATGAGTCTTGGTTGGTCAAATTGGGATGTAGATCCAGATTTGGCAAAACAAAAAAGTAAAGACTCAAAGAAAGACGATGCAAGCAAAAAACAAAAAAAGAAAAAAGGAAAAGTAAAACATCCTAAATCATATTATTAATGAGAAAAATAATTTTATTACTAACGCTTTTGTTTAGCGTAACAGTTCAAGCTCAAGAACTTAAGAAAGCAATTAAGTTTTCTACGTTCTATGCAGCTGTTAACGGAGGTAACTCTGTGTCAGACAGAACTATATACTCTGTTACTGATGGATTAACTCAGGAGATTATAGCAACGCCGTTTGACTACAGTCTATCCATGGGTGTACGTAAGATTGCTAGGTTTGGGTATGAGAATAGGGCTAACGCTTTCTATGACGGTACCGAATCGTCTTACTCTGCTGACGCTAATATAGGTAAGCGCAATGGTGTAGAGTTTCTTGCAGAGGTTACATACGAAAGACAGCAAGGCCGGGAGTTCTTCAACCAACATCACTTTTTTCGTTATATCGGAGACAACTTCATGGCAAAGGTCGAGTACCTTGAAGACGGATTTGCTGACATTGAATACTTTGAAAGCTCACAGAGATATAGACTTAAGCTCGGTAAGAAGTTTTCTCTTCACGCAGGAATTGCTCAACGTATCTCAGAGCCCTATGGATATGACCCACTCGCTGAATGGAAACTTGCAAACGGAGATATCCACTATACTTACCTCGCGCTTCAAGAAGGATATACTCACAACCTTACAACTGGAGAATATATGGCTCCAGACGGAACAGTTGTCGCTTCAAACACTGAGGTCTGGGAAGCAGTCACTATCCC